TGACGCACGTTCTTGGCTTGATACCATGCCCACTGATTGTTGGCTGCTATGGTGTTGTTCATGATTTTGCTGCTGTTTTGTCCGCCAATCATGGTGTTGATGGCCAGCAATGCTGCCAGCACCACAATCAAAAAACCTGCACGGTCTTTGATCTTGGCTTCACGTTCACTGCGTGATAATGGTGATTTTTGTTCTGACATTTTACTTTATTTTTTTGTAAACATTGCTTGTATTTTTTCTTGCATTGTTTTGGCCCATGATGGTTGTGGAAAATTCCAGCCTACAAACGCACCTACTGCTACCCAAAATAGTGTTTCTAACATAATTTTTTCCCTTTGAGTATTTATCAGAAATAGTTATAGTCCTACGTTGCCTAATAATAAATTAACAATCTTATTTGACAAATCATCTGGTAAGAATTTTAGGAAACCTAGGAAGTATAAAGCTACACAACCATATATGAATATTTTTAGACACATATCAAATGTTTTTTGGTATTCGTTCATCTTCCACACCTGGTAGTTGTTTGACACCATTGTATAAGTTCATAACTACCAATGGCAAATATGAATACGACAAATGTAATTGCACCTATGATTATTGCCCACTCATTCATCTCCGCTTCTTTTTCTTTGCGCTTGCGTTCTTGAGCATTGTAAAGTCTCAATTCTTGTGCATCGTCTGCATCCATTTGCGCCTGACGTGCTTTGATTTTATTCCAAACATCAATTTTACCAGTCTGCATGAACAGCATTTTGAGTTCTTCTTCAAAGGCTCTGGCTTGTTCCAGAACCATTTCAATCTGAAGTGCAGTTCCCATATTGGAACCTTTCTTGGATTTTTTGGCCTCTATCAATGCCTTGGTAGCAGTGCTTTTAGCATCAAACATCTTGCCAATCATTGGCGCAAGAGAGCCTAGGTCATTGGCAACTTTGGCTGCCTTTTTAACCATACTTATTGCAGATTGTATACCTGCCAGTGCGGTGATTGGATCAATCATTTTTTTCTTTCCTTGTCAGGTTCTTTTTTGTGCCACTCCAAACAAACCACAGTTCTATTGTATACATCACCGGTCCAGGTCCATCTAATGCACCTGGGCGGCGGTTCAACTTTGTTAACCAGCAATGGTTTTGCTGCCTGAGGTTGAGGCGGCGTGGTGGTTTGTGATGACGTGTTGATAAACACCATGACTGCAACAGCAGCAATGATGGGTTTATTCATGGCTCCGGTCCTTGTAATTTATAGTAAAAATGGATCTTTGTCCATTCTACTGCTATTTACTAGCCAGATCTAGATTATTTTCTACTGCTAGATTGCTGAAAATCAGTGCAGGCCCAAGACATGCAGTGCATGTTCTGTGTGTTTCTGACGGTCTTCAAGACCAATGTAGCCACCATTGATGGCACGTGTGAGGCCACGCACATCATTGGCATCGGCAAAGCGATTGAGATTGTTTTGTTCCCAGTACCAGCAGGCACTCTGTGCGGCACCTTCAAATGTGGCCAGATACTCAGCGGCTTCTTCTACTGAAATATCTAAACTTCCTGCAAAGAATGTATAGTTGTCTTTGCCGGTCAATTGAATCAAGCCACGGCCGCAGTAGCGATATCCATCGCCTGACGCTTCGTCACCATTGCCCATGCGGCTGGCGTAGACTCGATTGGCAATGCGCTCGGGTTTGTTGGCGTATTGTTGTGCTAGCTCTGCTGTGGGGAAATACTTTTTAAACACTGTCATCAAACTTGCGGCTTTGTAATTGAGATTTTCTTTGATAAAAACAAAATTGCCTGACTCATGTGCGCACTGTGCCACAAAGTGTGCCACACGTAGTGGTGTGTTGATTTCGTAATCATCCAACAACTGATCCAGTGCTTCGTGCCAGTGTATAATGTAGGGATTTTTGACCATCTGTTTTAGTTGGCCTAGTTCTAATATGCTGCTCATTTAACGGCTCCTTCAAATATGTTTTTTTGTATCTGGTACCACTGTTGCCAGGCATCTGCTTTAACTGCGCATTCATAATATGTGCCATAGTTGATTGTGACTGTTCGAGCAATGTCACTCAGCACAGGTGCGTCTTTTAATTTTTCCAAGTTGGGACAACGTTCTAATGCGTTCAGTCCCGGCGGCTCAGGAAACCGTGCAGTAACAGGTACTACTGTACTGCATCCTGCAAGTGCGACAAGTACGACTAAACTAGCTACGACACTGTTATTTTTCATTTGTGTCCTTGATTTTCAGGTGCCATGCCCCATGATGCGTCCTCGCCGGTTGTTTTTCGTACATATTTTACAACAGCAGGGTTGCCACGTCCTTGTGCAGTTTTTTCAACTGAACTAGATTTATCTTTTTCAAATTCTTTGCGCATTGTTGCCAGACTGGGCATGGGCTTTTTGGGTTTTTTGTCTCGAGTAATAGTAAATCCCAGCACTTCATCAATTTCGCCTTCCTCCATGCCACGATTGACACTTTCTCCGCCGCCATCACCACCGCCATCACCCGAGTCGCCTGAACCCGAGTCGCCTGAACCATAATAGCCATAGCCGGGGAAGAAATAGCCCCCCGTTGGTCTTGAAGATTTTTTCTTTCTCTTGGCCTCTGCCACACCTTTACCATCGTCACTGGCATTCTCTACTATAAATTCACTGGCTCTCATTTCTTAGGTCCTTCTGCGGCATCATTGTGTGCTTTGACAAATTCTTGAGGTATTTCGCAAATGCCACCGGGCATAAACTTGGTGTCGTATTTAACTATTTCGCGATCAACATACTGCCGAACAATTTCTGTGCGACCACGAATGTACTTGATTGTTTCTCGGGTTTTGGTTTCTATTTCTGTGTTGGCTTGGGTAGATCGTTCTTCGGCAATTTTTAACTTTGCTTCAACTTCTGCAACTTTTGCTTGCCAACGACCATCAGCGGCTTGCCCGCCCAGCATCCAGGACCCAATGACCAGCAACACAACGCCTGCTAACTCAGCAGGCGTTTTGTACAGGGCCATGCCCGGAATCCAACGCACTGCTTTGCTGGCTAAAAATAGCCCGAAACCGCCTGCGGCAGCGGCCCAGGCTATGAGTACAAAAACAAAATCAGGTATTAGACTAAATATCCATGCAAGTTGCAACATACGTGTCCTTATATGGAGTATTTAGCGAGAGAGACGTACAACATCAAGTCAGTGATTTACTTTAGACCCAGGCTTTTTCGTATGTTTGTGGCGCTGATATCTGTTATGTTTTTATCAAACTGTTCTTGTTCAATTCGGTAACCCACATCGCGTCCGTAGGTGATGTTCACAATGTTGGGCACCACTTGTATTTCGTACTGCCCTTGATACAGCATGTCTAGATCTCTGCGTATATAATTCTTTACTTGTTCAATGGCAAATGGGTTGCTGCCTTGCCAGCCTTGACAATCTCGTATTTGTATCACAACCTGGCCGGTCTTGGCAACAGCACGTTCAAACAAGGCACGATGGCCTGCATGCCATGGTTGCCACCGTCCCAGCATCTGTACTGTTTCTTTCTGCCAATCAAAAACTGGTCTACGACGGTTGTCATGTATATGGGCGGCAATAAACTCCCCCCATTTCTCACCGTGCTGTTCTGTGATTCTGAAGTCATAAACTTCGGGTGGAACAAATGCCCGGTTGGTATCTTCATAACGACCTTTATCAATAGTATCAACCCAGATAGTCCAGTCTGCTTTGAAGTTGTTGCGCATTTCACCCAACGGCGCCACAAAATCACAGATCACATAGTCGCAGTCGGTCTGAGCATCTGCCAGTTCACGCATACGTAAACTTTGTCGTATACGGCCTGCTTCGCTAAAGTCCCAGTCATTGTATTTCTTGCGCACATCGTCGGCATTTAGCCAGCCCACACGTTTCTTTTCTGCTTGTAGATGATCTACAATATGCTGTGCTAGATAAGTTTTACCTGCGCCCGGCAGGCCCATGATTAAAATGCGGTTAGGTGTTTTCATAATATTTCTCCAGTGTACATTTGTTTATAGATCTGTGTTGGAACATCAAAGGAGTTCTCCATTAACCCATTGACTCATGGTAAATGGCCGATCCTGTGGTCTAAACGTGGCATTATCGACAATATTTTTTAATCTTTGATTTATGAACAATAAATCAAATTGAAATAATTGACTGTAATAGTAACACGGACTGGTTATGTCCCAGAGCTCAAACTTCAAATCAGCCATTGTTTGACATGTGCCCAAAATACCAGCTGGGGTGCTTTCTACCATCAACATGCCAGCTGATTTTAAAAAATCAGTACCACCGCGTATTATCTCAAGTTCCAGTCCATCAGTGTCAATTTTGACAAGGGTGTCAAATGTCCAAACAGCTGGCTTGTCATTGAAATATGTATCTAATGTAGTGAACTCAGTGTCTATGTTACCTACCTCATGTGAATAGTGTCGATTGTAACCGGAAATAACTGCCGGACCAACGTGGTCACTGAGCGCAACATTTATCAATGTGTGTGATATATTCTTGTAGGATTCAGCAATGTCTTTGTTAAACACAGTGCCCGGTTCAAATAGATAATGATGTGCATCAGGAAATACATTTATCAATGGTTGGGTAAAACATTCTACCCCCACGTCTACTATGGTATTGATATCTCCATAACTACTGTTATACAGTTGCTTGTACAGTTGTAGTGAATCTTGAGCAGAGTTTATTTTCATATGAGTTCTTTAATGTATTTAAGAACTTATTAGTTGCCGAAGTTTTTATTCCAGTCACTTGCAAGGTTGCTCTGGGTGTATGGCCAGCATTGGCAGTGCTGTGCGGAACATTTATCCAGTCAAATGTGCTGACATCTCCAGCACGCCAGCCGCCCCACATGTAGTTGCCATAACTCCAAAAATGTCCCGGTTGCCAGTCTGTCAGTTGTACAAAGTAACGCACCACTTGTGTAGGGTCAGCTGGCATCCATTTTTCTAATTTGTCCAGGTGTAGATTCCATACCTGTCCGGGATGTTGCACATGAATACGTGCCATGCTGTTGTCCAGTGCAAATTGATCAGCAATGCGTTGTAACACCGGCGGCAGTTCATAACTTAGATTGGTTACAATATAATCCTTGCCCATGCCTATGCGTTCTAGATCATATTCTTCACGATCATAATCTGAATCAGGTCGAGTTAACGGATCGTTTTCTTTGCCGCGTGTACGCCAGGTCACTGGCGTTGCGTTGTCAATAACAGACTGTAACTCCGTAGCCCAATCTGTTTTCATATTGCCCAAGTGTTGCACTGTGTCCCATCTAGGATCCATTATTGTCGTGTCAAAATGATACTGACTACGTTTTTTTGTTAATTCCCAATCGCTGTTCATATTACTTTTACCCTTACATCTGACGTTGCATAGTCCTGAGAATATTCCACAGGAGGTAGTTCAATGTTTAGTGCTTGTGCCAATTGAACATTGTCTGACACTACTTTACCAGTGTACTTCCACCAGGCAGTTAGTATGTCTCGATTTTGGCTTTTGATAATTTGAGCCATATGTTTTAAGTCTTTAAAATACTCATGATAGTCAGGGTAAGTGATGTTAAAATGTCCACACTTGACCCACCAGCCCAGGCATGCGTCATCACCACGATGTACAATTACAATTGGTGCTTCAGGAAACAATGCTCGCAAATGTTCAATGTGATTGGAGAACACATGGCTTTTGATAATTCGTGTACCTTTGGATTCTTTGAACTGAAAGGGTTCTGCAAATATTTTTTCCAGTTGTTCTCGATTTAACTCGGTTAAATCTTCAGGCAGTGACGAAATCATGCCAGGATCAAAGTACGCACCCAGGTGCATCAATTCTGTTGTTCCTGATGCGTCGTGATAGTAGGTCCATTCATCTCTATAGTCAGAACGATCAATGTCAGGTGAATAGTAAATGTTTTTGACCACACTGCTCCACTTACTGCCTGGAGCACCGGCTACAAAGATGTATTTCATTTTGCCAGCAATTCTGGTTTGTAAACACTTTGAAACTTGTAGGCATTATCGTGCCAGTATACCAGTGTCTTTAGTTTGTCAGGAGTAATGTTATTACGTAAAATGCCAACAACTTTATTTCCATCTTCGCCTACAATCCACTCATACTTGCCAGTGTCCTTTTCCAAGGCTTCCATTGTTCCTTTGTCTTTTAACATTTCACGCAGGGCAGAACGTAATTTTTCCGTATTGGGATTGCCTTTGTTGACCCACAATGCCTTTTGTAACACATCACGGAATCCACGACTTAGTGTGTATGCATCATAAAATTCACCACGTGGTGCAACACCATGAATTTGCTTGAACACATCTTCAAATTGATAACCCTTGGGGAAGTTGGCATCATCGCCTTGCTTGCCTGTTTTTAAGTTGTAGATACCATGATGGAACCAAAGTTTGTTTTCTGGTAAGTTGCTGTAAAACTTAAACCATGCTGCCACAGACTCACGTGTGGTATTAAAGTCACCACGCTGGAAACCCAATCTACGTTCGCCACCTGGTACACCATTTACCCAAACAACTTTGCTATTCCAGCATTTTAAATAATCATCTGCGGTGGGCAAATTACCACAGGCCAACATGGCAATGGCCATACCGTCAGGCTCTAAACCTGATCCGCCTGCCAGTTTAATCCGATCTTTTTTGATGTCTAACTCTGCTTTACGACCCAACACAATATTCAAGTTGGTCATGCCAATTGAATCATAGTGCTTGTAATCATAATCAATTTTGTCAACCAAATAGCTGACACCATTGCCACCATGACTGACCATGATTGTTTTATTGTCTGTACGCAATTTATTGTGGAATTCATTGAATCCAGGAATGTCTTTTGCTCCGGGAATATGTTGAATAACAATTTTCTCTCCTAGATGTTTCTCTAGGCCTTTGGCAATAATTCCAGCCCATACACTGGTTCCGTTGCCAGGACCTTGTGGTACTACCAGTGTATAATCAGCATGTGCGACTCCTGCCACTGCTAATAGTAATGTTAACGCTAACTTCTTCATCATTTTCTCCTTTAGTTTAATGATAATCCAAACCTCGATTTTTTCTAAAAATACTATACAAGAATATTCCAACTGATAACACAATCAATACCAGGAATATCGGCCTACTGAATAATTCAGCAGGGGTGTAAAGTGTAGTCATTTGTTGAGAATAATTTTCCAATTTCTCAATGAGAACGTAGGCAATCATAATTGCTGGTCTACTGAGTTTTAAATGTTTTGCCGCAATGCCCAGTGCTCCACAAATAATCAATATGTACAAGTCATTTATTGTTCCTGTATACTGCAAGCAACTCCAAACAATGATAGCAAATATCATGGCAGCATATATCCAGTATGGTATTTCTAACATTTTAACAATAATTCGTGTTGTAAAAATAGAAATAAAGAATGCCAATACTGTACTGGCAATAAATGCGCCACCCAAGGCCCAAAAGAACTTGTCATCTTTTAGTAATTCTGGACTGCCCAGTTCCATGCCAAAGTACATGCATATGGCCATCATCACCGCAGCAAATGGAGCAGCCGGAATCCCAAATAGCACAGTGGGAATAAGACTGCTGGCTTTTTGTGCATTGTTGGCACCTTCACAGCCTAACAATCCCTTGGGGTTTCCGTTGCCAAATTTCTCGTTGGGGTGCTTGGCCACAGTTGCTCCATAGGCCATGACGTCGCCAATTGTTCCGCCTATGCCTGGCAATAATCCTGTGAAGAATCCAATAAAACCCCCACGCAACATGTCTCGCCAATTGACTATGCAATCGCTAAACCCTTGACGCAATTGACTCCAGTAATTTTTTACAACTACCGGTTTGTTTAGTTTGATTCGAAACCCTTCTATCAATTCAGGAATACCAAATAAGCCTGCAATGATTGGAATAATTTGTATACCTGCCCCCAGGTACTCCCAACCAAAAGTAAACCTTGTTACACCTGTTGCTGGATTTTGTCCAATTAGGCCCAAGAAGCAACCCAGTGCAATGGCTGCAATACTTAAAAATACATTCTTACTTGTGACAAACCCCACACAAGCAAGACTCAAAATCATAAAGCCAGCAAACTCTGGGATTCCAAACCACATGATCATCTTGGCGTAAAAAGGTAAAAAAGCAAATGCCAACATGCCCCAAAGTATTCCATTGAATGTGCTGTCAAAAATGGCAATGCCCAAGGCTCTACCTGCTTCGCCGTTCTTGGCCATTTTATGCCCATCTATAACACTGGCTGCGGTTGTATTACTTCCAGGAATACCAGTTAATATGCTGGTAAAACTATCACCTGTGCTAGATGCAGCAATTAAGCTGGTTAAAAATACTATGCCCAGATATGGATCACCTAAGAAATAATGGCTTAGGCTGAACACAGTCAATAGGCCAGTGGTGGCACCAGCCATGGGCATGATGCCAATGATCATTCCGTACATTGTGCCTAATAGGCACCAAAATATATAATCCATGTTAATAACTTGACTAAGTAAATTTATAAATTTATTTAGCAGAAAAAATCACCATGAACACTAAAATTTTCATTCTTTTACAAAAAAATTTACAACTTGCGTTTAATTTACCCAAGTATGCAAATATTTCTATCACTGTTGATACAATAGTACAAGACCTACCTTGGACACCGGCACGTTATCGCAAATTTAAAGATGCTGTGGAAGCAGAACTGAGCCTGCCGTGTGATTACGTAGGTACTGTACGCGGCATTGTGGAAGATCTCGGCGAACGTTATATCCTGCGTTTTTTTAGCGAGATCTGGAAGCCTCGCACCGGCGATTATGAACACACAGGATGGGAACTGGCAGAGGAAATTAACAAACTCAATCCAGAACGAGTGTTGGACGTGGGCTGCGGCTATCATCCGTTCAAAGGACGCATTCACAACTTGGTTGGTATTGATCCTTACAATAACTGCGCAGATTATGAAGTTGATATTTTAGAGTATCGAGTAAAACACCAGTACGATGTTATCATGGCACTGGGGTCAATTAACTTCAATAGCCAAGACGAAATTGAAGCTAGGTTTGGTCATTGTGTGAATTTGCTTAAACAGGGCGGCAAGTTCTTCTTACGTGCCAACCCTGGCATCACACATAAGACAGGACCTTATGTGGAAATATTCCCGTGGACATTCGAAGTAGTAAACGACTTTGCTGAAAAGTATAATCTTCGACTGGAAACGTTCAAGAAAGATGCTAACGATCGATTGTATTTTGTGTATCAAAAACTTTGATCATTAATTCTCCGGCAGCACGGTGTGCTGATTCCAATGGATGCCCTATCGCAGTTATAGGGTGTCCATTTTTTTTGCTCCACTGTTGAAAATTCATGCCTTCAAATGTGGTCATGTGTGGACGAATATAATCTTGTAAATCTGTGATAGCCGGTGTGGTATTCCAGCGTTGATCAAACATCAGTTCATCCATGTAGGTCATTATAAATGGACAGTTTTTTTGTTTAAGAGTGTCTATCACCAATCGTATGCTCATAAGGGTTGTGAGCTTGTCTCTTATTTCCGAGTGTAGATCTCGGTAATAGGTTTTTGCCACATCATCGGTGTCGATCGGCATCAGTGTTGACCATGGCATGCCTGGAAACTTGTCTGGATTGACTGTGTTGACATAGTCAAATCGATCTATATAGGTCCAGCCAATTACAAAGAAAGATTGCTCATTGGTGGCCAGATGCGACAGTGTTCTTTCTGCTATTTGTAAGTTACCAGCACCGGGTCGAGCATATGTAAAATATTCGTGGCCAAGATGTCGAGCTACGTGTGCTGGCCAAGTCAATCTACTGCCCGTTGCATAACAACCATTTCGGCCATCGTCGCTGAGTTCGCTGCCAAAGATAAAACTGCACCCAAAACTTTTTAAATTCATAGGTAATTATATACCTACTTTAAAAGGCCCGGCGTAAATTAACGCAGACCGGCTGCGGTTTGTAGGGATTTTAATTCTGCGTCGGTTTCGTAGATCTGCTTGTAAGGCAGTCCGGCTGACACACGTACTTCGTTGAGATCTTTTTCGTAGCGTTCTCTGTAGGCTTTAGGACTGGTAGGAACTGTGCTGTCAAATGCATCTTGACTAAACGGCACAGAGTCACCTTTGTAGTGCATGGTCCAGTCGTCCAGCTCGTGCTCGGTCAAGGTGTTTAGATCGCTCAGTAGTGTTTCCACATGTTGACCTGCTGTGCTACGACGACGTATTTCCACATATACCAGGTAACGATTGGGCTTGACTTCACCTGGGCTTTTGTCAGCATCCAACACAAAATCATAGCCTTTTTCGAACCAGGCCATTAGGTCTTTGGCTGCCTGTGCATCTCTCACAAAAAAACTGATCACAATGATGTCATCGTCATCGCCCATCTTGCTGGAAAATTCGTCAACATGAACTGTGGGCTTCATCAAGCCGTCAAGTTCCTTGTAACCAAGGCTTTCAAACAGCGGGCTGTTGTCGGAGAAGATTGTTTTGTGCATTTTGTGCTTGCTGGTCGTTTTGGTATTCATCTTGATCGATATCTTGTTCGTAGGCATCATCTAGGTCTGCTAGGTCAATGTCTTGATCTTCCAGTTCAATGGATCCTGTGCGGATATCACTCATCAAACTCTTTGGCATGGTAATTTCCACCAGCCAAATCTTCTGTTCCATTATCTTTGCTTTGTGTGTGCCGGGCCGATAGTCACTGGGTGTTTCGATCTTTACCGGCACTTTCATTGTGGTTTTTTTGAACTTTACAGTGCAGTCAAACGGCAGCAATCTGCGAGCACCACGCGGATCAGGCATGCGCTTTTCCGGCCACATGAAAATACAAGTCACTGTGTATTTGCCAATGTCTGGCCCAGACACTAGTTCGCCAATGTCCCAGTTTTGAAATGCGTACAAGTCCAGTTCGTCAATAACACGCTCAAAGTCCAGCAAGGTCAACAAGCTGCCTTCGCTCATATAAATGTCGCGAATGTTCTCTGCCACTTGCCAGTAATCTGACCCGTCTTTGAATACTTTTTCGTCTGCTAAATCCATACAGTTATTTAGTTATTCTATAAATAGAGGTGTAGTTCGCGGAACGCCAATTCCCAACTACTCTAACGCTTACAAGGAGCAATCAGCATGCGTATTTACTCGCACAAATTTTATCGCAAAATCTATGAACAACATTACGGGCCTATTCCTGTAGACTCAGACGGTCGAACATACGAAATTCATCACATCCGTTCTCAAATCCAGACATTGTTAAGCAACAAATAGCAAACATGACTCATGCTACTACAAAAAGAATTAGCTGTTTGGGGTGTAAGAAAGAAACATATGTTTCCGCGTTTAATAAGTGGCATACAAAATGTTCACCATAGAGAAATACTTATGCCGCGTAAATCATTTATCACCACCCAGAGAATTTACAAAAGCCCGGGCCTAAATACTTGTGACAGCGATACTGCTGTCGATCAAAAACACTCAACATTGGAGAACAACCTTGAGCAGACAAAGAGCCGCAAAAGCACAAAAACGTATGACACAAGTAGAAAACACAATTGATTTTTCCCAAGCACAACAACGTCATCGCCCTCGAGCGATTACACTTGTGCCACGGACTCGCAATCAAGAAAGACTTGTGTTGGCGTTGTTGGATGATGACCAACACATTGTAGTAACAGCAGGACCGGCAGGCACTGGCAAAACTTATCTGGCCATGCAAGCCGCAGTGAAAGCACTTAAAGAAGGCACCTGCGAACGTATAGTATTAACACGCCCTGCGGTGGGCGTAGAGGATGAATCACACGGATTCCTACCTGGGGATCTTAATCAGAAAATGGAACCTTGGACCAGACCCTTGATAGATGTGCTACGTGAAACCTATCGTCCACAGGACATAGCTGCCATGATTGAGAATCAACTGATAGAAATATCACCCTTGGCATTCATGCGTGGGCGCACGTTCAAGCACAGTTGGATCATTGCTGATGAAATGCAAAATGCCACACCCAATCAGATGAAAATGCTGATGACACGCATTGGTGTGGGCAGTAAGATTGTGGTCACAGGCGATGTAGAACAAACTGATCGCCCAGGCAGTAACAACGGTCTGCTGGACCTGTGTACTCGATTAGATCGAACAGATGTGGAAGGCATTGCTGTATGCCCAATGGAAGCACGAGATGTTCAACGTCATACCATCATTGGATCAGTATTAAAACTTTACTCTTGATCGGCCCATCGCCACCCGCTAACACCCCGGGCAATAAGTCCGCCAATAGCAGGTGGCGATACTCTGTATGCTTTAGCCGCTTTACTACGGCTTTCAAATGATTCACCAGTGGGAGATATACACGGCCGACTATTAGCTTTTCTTATTAATTCTTTCGTTTTTGTAGAGTGTGGTTTTTTGTAATCTATGATACGCCCAGGGTTGTATCCCTTAGGTTCAGTTCCTGCTGGAACATATACATTATCTATACCATTATTATACCATCTAATATTTTGTTCTACTATTGCTGATCTGCCGGCCATAGAGTTTTTTGAGCCCGATGTATCTCTTTTCTTCATAGCTTCTTTGAATGCCTTACAATTAGAAGTATCACCACCATCACCTGTTTCGGGCCGCATATTAGCAAATGATTGATCTTCTACAATATTCCATAAGTTAGAATAGTACAATCCAACAGTGGCCAACTCTTGGGCATCTTCGGTTTCTAATAAGACTTCTGTAATAATATCATTGCCGTGCTTAGCCAGATGTCTCCGCCATCTCTTGCCAGATCCTAGATAAGTGTAAGGATCGGTTGTTGTTTTGCCTAAATATTTTAGGCCTGTTTTGGCATGTGTTTTTAGATAGAGATAAATCTTCATAATATTATTTATGAAGATAAACTAGAATACTTTTAATTTATATCGCCTGTTATGTGCTTATAAATTTCTTTCCAGTTTTTCAAAATCGTAATTTCAGGATGATACTCAGACATGTTGTGCCCGTGCTCTAACACAATTGAACGAAGGCCAGCCTTATGTCCTGCTTCGGCATTTGTCCACTTGTCTTCAAGCCAGTAACAGCCAGTACCTTCGTATTCTTGCAACACTTCATCTTTGTCGGCACCGGTGTCCAGGCACACAATACGCTCAAATGCTGATGTTCCAAACAGTTTGTTGAGATTCATCTCACGCAGTTTTTGTGCATTGGGATCTAGACTCAGACTGGTGATACAGTGAAATCTAAATCCGTGTTCTTCGTGTAGCCTTTTAACATAGTACAT